AGTTTCACTTTCAAAGACTATTGCATAGCCTTCAAGGATCATCTTGCCATCAGCTTCTTCAGTACGAAGTTCGGCAAGTCTTATTTCTTTTCTATTGTTCATCTTCTTTGTCCTCCTTTGATGAATCTTCGCCAACTTGATATTTATTGGCTTTATCAGCATCAACATAGTTGAGTGATTGTAATCTTTTGTTGCCACCTTCTAATGGTTCTAGACCAAGCAATGCTCTAGATTCATTGAGTGACATAATTCCTAAACCCATAAGTTTTTCAATAGCACCAACTTTTGTATTCCAGGATGCGTATTGGAGTCTTTCACTAAAAAAGAGGATTTCCTCTCCTCTTTCTAATTCATTAACTGTTAGTAATCCATTTGAGAAACACTCACTTAGTTGAATAGCTAACGGTTCAATAGTTGACTCATAAAAAGAATTAAATTCATTCTCATTGTATGAGTTATTAAATACAGCTTTACTCACTCCAAAATAATCAAGTATCTTACTTTGTAAGAAATCTAATGTGCTTGAATCAACAAGTTTAGGATCTACTTGGAGTGGAGTGTATTCTGCTTTAGCATCTACAGGAACTATTGCACTGTCATTTTCATTAGCTCTATTCAATGCTCTATTGAACTCATCTATTTGCTTTTGCTTATCAGATTCCTTAAGCATTGCGTTAATTTTTAATAAACCTTTGATTTGAAAACTTGATTGAACAGCTCCTTCTATTCCTTGTAGTAATGAATCATTTGTTTTTAAAGTTTTAAGCAAAGCCTCATGACTTCCACTACTCGAGTTTCCACCAAAGATATCATTTTCGCTATAAAACCTTTTTAAATGAATAACATTGTCATAAGGAAGGATATAGTTTGAACCATCACTAAAAATAAACTTTAAATAATAGTTTTCTTGGTTATCAACGATAGGCTCTACCACTTTTGGATTTAATGGATAGATTCCTTTTAACACGCATGTTTCCTTATCATAAAGTGGATAAATAAAAGCATTATCATTTAAAAGCAATAACGCTATGGTTCGATAAAGAAACTGATATGGCGTCATCAAAGGATTAGGCTTATGTTTAAGTAAAAAAGCGATTGATCCATTCTTTTCAGTTTGAACTCCATCGCTACCTACTTTTATATGTCTTCCTTTTAACTTTGCACATTGACTAGCAACCCTATCTATACATATTCGAACAACATCACTATTTGAAATACAATCGCCAAATGGTACAAATGGTAACTTGAGGTCATTCATAAATTTATAAAGTTCACTACTTCCAACTTTTTTATGTTTTCGTTTAAATAGCCACATTGAATTACCTCCTAACTTTGCATTGTTTCATAATCTTTTTTAAATGTGTTTAACACTGAATAAGCAATTATTAAAGCAACTGCACCATCAATCCTTTTATATTTACTATTAAGTTTGCATGGTTGGATATTTCCATTAACATCAACCTTTGCTTGTGTATTTGCTAAACACCATTTAAGTATTGGATTGTTATCATAGATAACTATGTGATTTTTAAGGTCAGCTTCTAATTGCTTCATTGGTTCAGATAAGGTAAATACTCCTTGTCTTACTTTTTCCATATTGAATCCAGCATCATCCATTTCATCTACCCAATACCTAGAATTCCATGGATCATAGCCAACCCATAAAGGTCGAATATTATATGTTTCAACCATCTCTTTAAACCAATCAGTAACTTTTGAGAAATCATTTTGACTTCCATCCGATAAAGTTAAGTAACCTTTCTTTACCCATATGTCATAAGGAACTGAATCTTCTTCAATTCTTTTTTCTAAAACATCGCTTGGCATAAAGAAGTGTGGAATCACATATTTCTTCTTATCCTTTTCAATTAAGAGAATTGCAGCTGTAAGGTCAGTAGTTGAAGAAAGGTCAACACCACCAACTGCATATGAATCTCTCAATTCTTCTAATGAGTAATGCTCTTCATTATTCAAATCATCAAACGATAACCAAGAACCACTTTCAAGTTGCTTGATATTAAAATCTTTACAAAGCATCGTAAGTCTAGTTGATAAATCGTTTTTAGCTTTGTTCATAATGTCTTCAAGATACGAATAGGTTTTAACAGTTCCTATGGAAGGATTACTTTTTTGCCATGACTTTTTGTCTTGGTAGATTTCCTTTTCATCATCTTGGGTGTAAAGCCAAGGTAGGACTCTTTCATCCTTAATCTCGCCTTTAATCATCTTTCTGCAATACTCAAGTTTTTTATCTAAAAAGCCACCGACTACATTACCTTCAGTTGTGATAATAAAAATCAGTGGTTCTTTTTTAGTTGATTGAGATTGTTTGATGGCATCATAGACTTTTGAGTCCGTCATTTGATGCACTTCATCAATACATCCAACTTCAATATTGAAACCATCCAAGTTTCTTGATTGCCCAGAAAGTTTCTTTATTTTGTTTTTGCTCTTTGGTGAGTAGATATAAAAGATGTTTTTTCTACTCCTAGAAGGTTTTGATAAAGCTTGAGAATGTTCTCTCATATTGTTTATCTCTTCAAACAAGATTCCACTTTGATCGTTAGTGTTACTAGCACAAACAATATCAACTCCACCTTGTGATAAGAAAAACTCTGCTAAATCAATACCTGCAACAAATGTTGTTTTGCCATTCTTACGAGCAATAAGTAATAGCACTTCATTGAATCTTCTTAAATTGGAATCTTTATATTTGAAACCATAAGCAACTTGTAGGATTGCTTTTTCCCAAAGTTCCAAAATGAATGGTTGTCCATTAAATGGTGACTTTGTATGTTTACAAAATGTTTCAATGAACTCAATTCTTAATTGTCCTGGTTTTTCGTCAAAGATGAACCTATCATCATCTAGGTCTTTAACCAAACCATCAAGAACTGTTTTTAATTCCTCACCAACTACAATGTTTCCTTTTTGAATTTCGTTGTAGTATTCAAGTAAATAGTTAGCCATTTGCTCTTCTTAAGAACTCATCAAAATCATCATCACCATCAATTACATTCTTACCCATAATCGTATTTAAAGTTTTGATGATTCCTTGATAAACATTGACTGTTGATAGGTAGGATTTGTAGTAAATAGATTCACGCACATTTCCTTTATTAGACCTTTGAATAGCACCATATTTCCTAATGTTGTATTCCAAGTCATCTAACTCTACTTTAAGGAAAGCAGCTTTTTTAAGAAGTTCATCTATAAGACTTGTTTTAGATTCATCCACATCTTTGAATAAACCTTTTAGTCTTTTATATTCTTTGCTTACATTTTCATTCATTAGTTTCCTCCATAACTTAAAAAGAGCCCTTTCGGACTCTTAAGGTTCTTTGAACCTTTGTTTACTCAACCCACTGTTTATGAACCACTAGCACATTGCCTACAAATTCAGTTCCAAATAGTAAGTAAACTATTTTATTAAATGGTAGCCCCTTAAGTTTTCCTTCTTCATTTACTACAAATATGTAGTTCTCAATTGGACTAGGGGTTATTGCTATGTAGCCTTCAACAGCTGCTTGTAGTTGTTCTAGAGTTAAAGGTTCAGTAACCTTGATATTTTCAATCACTCCCTTTGGTTTAATTAGAATTGCTACATCGCCTTTTTCTATGGAGTTTAGAAAAACTCTAACTGGTACAACTACTCTATAGTTACATTCATCACAACATTTGCCTCCAGGAATTGGATAAGGACTGTTGCCACGACCTTTTATTTCTTTGCCACAAATTGAACATCTCATATTTCCTTGCCATCCTTACCTAGGACTTTGATTTGGTCGATAGTTCCATTTTCAAATAAAGTCAAAGCATAATCACATGCTTGTTTTTCATCCCACTTTAGTGAATTCAAGTAATATTCAACCAACTTATCAATTCCAGCTTTGCTAGTTTGAGTCTGGTCACATTTTCTATAGAGTGCTTTTCTTGATTCACTTGCGTGGCTAATAATTTCAAATTCATCGTTTTCTGGAATGATTGCACATCCACCCCAAGTTCCATGAATCTGACCAATATCATCTACAAATTCAACAATGCCTTCTTTACCTTTATATTGAGGTTCATCTAGCATATTGATGATTCTTATTTTGTCACCATAACTTACGTTCTTTTCTTTCAAATTCATCGCATGACTCCTCGTATTTTTTATAGATTGGAAACTTCGCTATTTCTTCTTCGTTGATACATGAATAGCTCTCACGTAGAGAATTAAAATAATTAAGCAAACTGTCGTCACCTTTTTCCCTCCAGATTTCTTTTCCTTTATGGAAATAAACATATTCGGAGGTCTTTTTGTTATAACCTAATTGATTGATTTTGTACTTGCCTTCAGTAACTAATAACATAAAGGTTCCTCCCAACTTGAATTTAACCATTTAACAAGTTCTTTTCTTGAGTCGGTTTCAAAGATAGGTTTTTCACTATGGAATTCACCATCTGGTGTTCTACCATAAACCGAGTATTTCTTTTCGTTCCAACAACAGTCGAATTGAATAGTAAATTGAACATTGCCAGTTTCTATATCGCAAATTCTAAAGTCATCATAAAGTGGTCCATCTAGTGGGCAGTTGTTTTTAAAGAAAACATAAGTCTTATCTAAATTTACTTTGCCACCATCTTTTATTTGTTTTACCACTCCACCTAACTTATAAGTCTTTGCTTTAAGTGATGAATCTTTGCAGAACCAATCGTACCATCCAGCTTCGATTTGAGTTTTACGATCTGGGGATTCATAGTCACCATTTAATAATGCTTGAATCCAATATCTTAATGATTTTCTTTGCATAGTTTTGCACTCCTCCTTGCACATATATACATCACTCTTTTAGGCGATTATATCAAGTTATTAGAGAAACAATTTTGATACAATTTTTACTATAGTAAAACCTTTCGGTATTTCGCCAATTTTCGTTGGTTTTATAGACACGAGTTTTCATCAAAGTAAAAGCACAAAAACCAACAGTGGGCAAATGTCGGGCTCACAGGGGCTTTTGTGCTTGGTTTTCAAATTTTCAGTTTTCTAAAATTTTTGCCTCACGTATTTTGGAGGTGGGGGCGAACGGTACTGCTTGAAAACTTTTTGATGCTACCCCAGGGGGCAGGTTATTTCTTTATTAAGTTTCCGTCACAATCAAATTCGTACTCTCTTTTACCTTCAAACCTTCCGTGTTCTTTGTTGTGGCATTCATTACAAAGCAAAATAAGGTTGTCTTGATTGATAGCAATGTTTGGATCATTAATATTCTGCGGTGTTAGATGAATCTTATGATGGACTTCGTTTCCAGGTTTACCACACTTCTCACAAAGTCCACAAGCAGCTGCAATCTTTATTGCTCTTGCTATCTTCCACCTATCACTGCGATAGAACCTTTTAATTGCTTGTCTTTCGTTTTCCATTTCTATGTTTGAAATAGGCTTTTAAGATATAAGCTTTATTGGTTCTTTCCCAAGGGACTTGAATATCACTTCTACCAACATGACCATACTTTGCTAAATCGTAATAACAAATGTCATCAGTGATTATGTCATTCTTGATTCCTTTTGGTTTGAAATTAAAGAATAAAGAAACGGCATCTTTTAATTCATCATTTGAAACTTTGCTTGTTCCAAAGGTATCAATGTTTAATGCTACAGGTTTGTCGATTCCAATTGCATAAGCAACTTGAACTTCACACTTTTTAGCAAGACCACTAGCAACTATATTTTTTGCTACATATCTTGCATAGTAAGCGGCACATCTATCAACCTTTGAGACATCTTTTCCAGAAAATGCTCCTCCACCATGACGACCAATGCCACCATAGGTGTCACATATAATCTTTCTTCCTGTAAGTCCACTATCGGCATAAGCACCACCTTTTGTAAACTCACCAGTTGGATTAACTAAAATAACTGTTTTGTCATCAATTAGGTTTTCAGGGATTACTTTCTTTACGCACTCTTTAATAATAAAAGGTTCGTAAAAATCTCTATGAGTTCCTAGACTTGTTTGCTGAGAAACAATGACAGTAGTTACTTTTGTTGGAACATCGTTTTTATCATAAGCAACTGAAACTTGACACTTACCATCAGTACCAAACTTATCTTTAAATGATTTAGATAACTCATCCATTCGGAGTGCTATCTTTCTTGCTAGGACAATTGGAATTGGCATTAGTTCTGGA